AAATAAAGCAATCTTTTCAATAGTGTCTTTGGAGAAAAAAACATTGTACTCCCCGCCGGCATCTTTACGATAAATTAAAGTGTCGGCAACCATCGCCGGGCCGGAAATGATTTGCCTTTCGGCATGAATAGCAAAGTCAAGCTTTAATCTTTGATCATTGAAGGCTAAAAAATTTCGCTCAATAGCCGGTTTATCGACAAGGGCGACGAAACTAACCTCGACATCACTTTCGGGGTTCTCATCGATCACCATTTCAAAAACTGGTAAGGGAATAGGCATACTCAAAATGTATTCAGATTGATTATGTCCGGTTTAAGAAATTTCTTATCTTAGGATAATGATGAGATTTAAAATAATTCCAGGTTATGAAATAGGTGTATATATCTCTGCAAAATGTGGGATATATTTAGTTGAAAACCCTGATGGGGAAGTTTATATAGGCCAATCCAGAGACTTGCCAAAAAGAGTAAGAGATTATAAAAAGGGACAGGTTTATGCTGGAGATATAAAACATTCCATTTTCAAACACGGCAGAAAGAACCACAAGTTTTATCTTCTTTTAGAATTGCCCATAACAACCGATACGGAAACGCTTTGGTATTTTGAAAAACTATTCATTCGACAATATCGCAAAGACGGCTATGTGGTTTTAAATCACAATTCAGGAGGAACAGGGGGATCTACTTCGGGTAAAAAAATAACAACCCCCGGACGAAACTTTTATATCAATCCAACAAAATCAGAATTTATTTAAGATAACCTTGCAGCCCTGTTCAGCCTTGTAACCCTTTCGCGCTGATTTTCGACATCCGATTCCAAAACGTAGGCTCTTGAAGTTGCGTTCCCGATAGCGTTCAATGAAGCCTGATCCAATGTTGTACTTTGTTGCACCGGCTTCGGAGGAACTAAAGGAGGAGCTGCTGCCGCTGCTGATGGACTGTTACTTCCTCCCCCTCCGGATGCTAAAATACTTTTCGCCCTTGCCGCCGCCGCTAATACCGCCGCAATTTGAACAGCAAAGAAAACAGGAAAAGCATAAGCCGCACCCGGTCCCGTTCCGGCCGCTGCCTGTTGAGCAATTACGAGCCCGTTAATAAAACCCCTAGCGGTATTTGCAGCTATTTCAGCAAGTGCAAGAACCTTTCCGGCCTTGGTATTTCTTCCGACTAAATCAGCAACAGAGCCCAACATACTTAAAGCGGCATCTGTCATTACTCTCTTTGCTTCAAGTTCGGCCTGATCGGCGGCAATCCTTTCGTTTACATTTCTTAGGTGAAGTTCCTGAGCAGCCGCAGCAGACTCCCTGGAATATTCATCATAAGCCTCCTTGTCTTTTCTTAGTTCAGCCCTTGCGGCTATTTCGTTTTCGATAGCGAGTTGTTCCGGAGTTTTTGGGATCTCGATACCTAAACCAACACCGGCTCCGCCTCTTGCGGTGAATCTTGCTGCTTCAGCATTGGCTTCAGCGGCTCTTTCTGCTAATTCTTTATCCCTGGCTTTCTTTCTTTCTGCTGCTGCTTTTTCTTCAGCCGTTTTTCTTATCTCCAAAAGTTTGGCCTGATGATCAAGTTCAGCAATTTCACCCTCAGTATTTAATTCATGCAACTGTGCTTTTATCTTATCGGACTTCTCTTTATCCTTTCCGACTACTTCATCAAAATTCCTTGTAAGAGCTGCGAAGTTTTCCCGCCTGAATTTTTGCTCAAGCTGAAAAATTTCCTCTATACTATCACCCCTTGCCTTTGCTTGTGCCAATTGCAATTTTTGGGCATTGGCTAAAAACCTTAACTCGCCTTCAAGTTGTGCATTTGCAAGCTCAACTTCCCGGTTAAGCCTTGCCTGAGCATCAGCGGCATCATCTGTCTCATCCCCGAATAATCCCATAGCATCGGCAGCCACTCCCAAAAGAACAATTAAAGCCCCGATACCTGTCGCTATGATCGCGGTTTTTAAAACAGTCATGGATGCTGCCGTTGCTGTTGTACTGATCCCTAAAGCCCTCATAATTCCTGTGGCTATTGCAGTAACCACATTATTCGCCTTTTGGAAAATAGTCGTTGCCTGGATGACAGCTCCTAAATTCTTGAACGTTTGAATCCCTTCCTGAAGCTGTGAGATGCCTTGTGAAATCGCTAAAGCAGATTGAACTTTTAAAAGTGCTTTTTGAACATCTTCGCTCTCAGCTCCAACTAATCCGAGCACACCCTGTAAAGCCGAAAATCCACCAACAACAGTATTAATCGTAGCTCCGAACGCCCTGAATTTAGTATCAGGATTAAAAGCATCAACCAGGCTTTTTGCATCTTGCACCTGATCTTTTAATTCTGCAACTCTTTTTGCCGCCGCAGCAGCCTGTGTAGAAGTCGAACCAAATTTGTCCGACATTTCGTTTAAAGCCGTAGTCGCCAATCTAATTTCTTGCTTCAGATTCTTTACCGAAGTAGTTGCACTCCCGGCATCGACGGTAATTTTCGCCCCTATCGTTACGTCTGCCATGTTAGTAAATTAAATAGTTCACCTTAATAAGTTCCACCTCACAATCTGTCGGCCTCGTTACATTGAAATCCTTTATCTTATTCAACCGGAAAAGAACACCATCTATAAATATCTTCTGTGAGAAATCAAGATCCAAAATGTCCTTTGTTTTTAAATAAAAGAAAGCACTCAATAGCTTTGAATCTTTATCTGTTATCTCAGCCATGTAAGAACTCCAGTAAACATTGAATTGAGTAACCGTTAAATCACCGCTTACAAGAGTAAAAAACAATTCTCTTAACGCTCCGAAGTTCAAATCATTGGAAGGTGCATCGGGATCGTCAAAGTGTCCTGCGTAACCGTAATTTGTAGTACTATGTAATACAGAAGCACCGTCCAGAATATCCCAAATCGTTACCCCTGTTATTTTCTTACTCTGAAGTATTCTGATATTAGAATCTATTCTTTCCTCGTTATCGTTATTGCGTTTGAAAATAGTTGGATAAATCTTTTCTTCTCCCAAATAACCAACTAAAGGAGTGGCGGAAAAGATAAGCTCCAATGAACTCTTCTGCTCGGCAAATTCAAAAAGAGAATCAAAAACATAATCGCCATAACCTTGCCCGTATCTTTTCTTATACTGATCATTAAAATAATCAGTATCGGGCTTGTATTTAAAGTCGTAAATCTTAGCGTTAAGCTCTGACATCGGCTTTACTTTGATCACCTTATCCCTGTTCATCTTATAAGTCCAATCAATTGAATCGGCTGAATCTGTAGAAAAGAAATCAACAAAAGGAGTGAAGTAAATCAACCGTGAATCGAATTGATTTTGATAAACATATAGATTGAACAGTTTAACAATAGAAACAAGGAAATCAATCTGTCTGACATTTTTTGGAATCATGTTGTTCATAATAACCGGATCGCCGTAACTTAAAATAACAGCCTGGTTCCCGGCAGGAGTAACCAACCAATCCCCGTAAGTAACAGTTAAAGCAGAAGCGATAGAAATATTAAATCCATATACTCTTGTATAAATATCATCGTTCTGCTGAAGTTCAACGGCGTCCGCAGTAATTACTTCATCATAAGCAACAGTAGCCCCTCCCGTTGATGGAAACTCTTTAAAGCCCATCAACTCTTCCGGCCCCGCCCCTCGTAATCGAAAGATTCCAACGTAAAGACTTATTCCATTAGATGAATAACTTCCTTCAATAGCAACCCTTATATTAACTGAAATCGTTGTGGGATCGTCATAGTTAAACCGTTCGTTATCTGAATTAGTAGGAGTGAAGCCGTTTATCTGCCTGATGTTTGGGAAATTAATCATGTTGTCAGCTGTAATTGGAATATACACCTGAGTCGTCCCGCTTGTATTTACGTCAATGTATTTCGTCGTATCTGCATACATTTCCTTTTGATTGTGCGGGACAATTAATCTTCCAAACCTCGCTGAGTCAAATAAGGCAGAAGAATAACGATACCCCGCAGCATCAAACATCTTGTCAATGTATTCCTTAACATGAAGGGCTGGCCGGAATGTTCTAACATCCCAATCATGCTTTACAATAGAATACATTCCGTAATCAATAAGAGGATAATAAACTCCCACCCCTGAAGTATTTTCCCAACTGTTCACAATCCCCGAAACGTTGTACAAATGATCATATTCAGAGAAATCCAGATTCTCTAAAAGGGAACCGCTTAAAGCTGAATTTAATCCGTTAAGCTCCCCAAAAACAGCTACTTCATATTCAAACTTTCCTTTGAAATTATTGATTTGCAAGAGCCTTAAAACCCCTCTAAAGGTTTGTAACTGATCCTGAAAAATAATACAATCAGCCGCTTTTGAAGCGTTGAAGTTGTAGTTTATATTATCCAAATCCTCGTTAAAAGAATTAGATTGCCCCGGTTGAAAGATATGCCCGAAGAGTTTATTATTCGTTGAAGTGCCTGGTAAAACAATTGTTTTGCTCCATGTAGTCGAACGGGAAGAAAAGTCTTTAACATCATCCAGCTCATAAGTCAAAAGAGTGGAAATGTCCTCAGAAATATCCGCTTCATAATTCTCTATAAACAATTGAGTTTTCATCGATACTGTGCGGCAAATTGATCCCCAAATTCGATATTAATAGTTAATTGATTGGGCTTGGTATTAACTGATTTCTTAAACTCGTAGTTAGTCTCTGTGATAATAAGTGGCACGTGAAACACACTGGAACTATCATCTTCCATCTCGATAAAAACCATTGGGCTTAAAACCAAATCAGCAAGCCACTCGTATTCTGAATTAGTAAGAAAATCAGTATTCAATGCCATCTTTTCTTTGTACTGAGAAGCAAAGACGGACCTGGTTTCGTTGTAAACGTTGTTAGAATTATAGTACTCCGGAACTCCTGCAGCACTTAAAGTATAAGGCAGTTTGCCAAATTCTGATTTCTCAATATCAATTGTTTTTCTGGATAGTTTCGAGAAAGATTGCGTTTCCCACCCTCCCCATCTATTGAGAAAATGAAGATTATAAACCGTGTGCTTTGGTTCACATAAAACATTCACCCTTATGGAAACAGCCGGCTGAAGGACACTCGTTAAAGTAACTATGTAGTAAGCCACCTGATCAGTAACAGAGTCGGGACTCATAAATTCATTTATACCAGCTATCCCGATATTTAAAATGCCAAGTGAAGCAACCGCCGGGATAGTTTCTGTGTGTGACTCTGTGGCGATAACACCCCCTCCGGAATCGTATAAAGTCACCGTCACCGGGACGGTATTTGAGATACTTTGATTTAAGTAAGGAATAAAGCAATTTTGTGTCGTTCGATAAATATTTGTTATTCGCGGCCTCTCGCTCTTAAACTCCGCAACCGCTGTTAAATTAGTCCCAATCCCTAATAATCTTCCGTTATAATGCCCAAAGAAAAGCGATCCGGTAGTTCCGCTTACATTTAAGAATTGAGTAAACCCATACTCCTCTCCAAAAATTACCGTCCCTGAAACATTCCACTCTCCGCTTCCTAATGTCTGAGCATGAAACTGATTTGCTGTTGGGTCCAAAACAGGAGTTATATAATTTCTCAGAATGGTTCCTATTTCAAAAACTCCAATCTTTGAATCCGGTTGAGGGTATGCTTTTAACCTGGCAACCAATTCAGCGCCGTTATAAACGTCCGCAATGTATCTGTAGTCGGGATAAGTTACCGGATCATTCGCTTTCACCAAATCCCTGACAGTATAAATCAAATCACCGTGAACGCTGTATCTTAGGCTCGTTGGTGTAAAAAGAACTTCCATTAATTTAGTTTTAAGGTTTCAATAATGTCAACCTTTAAAGCGTTGGACAATAAAGCCTTTTGTTTTTTCTGAGTGGCCTTAATTGCATTGGCAAAGAATAGCGTTC